TGTTGGTGATATTCTGCTTGAGACGCTTGATTTGACGTGCGATTTCGATGCCGCGAACGATGCTGTTTTCGCTGAACGCGGGGCGTTCGGACTCAAGGTCAAGGGTTGCCCCTTTGCCTTCAGCATAGTCATCAATCTGTTTCCAGAGACGGCGGCGTTCATCATCAAGCTTGCAGAGATCCTCGGCAAGTGGCTGCCGTTCTTCAGCCGGAATATCGGGATTGGCAATATCGGCATGGAGGCTGGCATAAATCGGAGCGATCTCACGAATACGGGCGTAGGCTTTGCGAAGGGCGGGTGTCAGAGATTCTTCGGTCATGATCTTAACACCCGGAGTACTGAGGGCTTCGACTTCATGACGCAGATCAATGAGCTGCTGCATGTGTTCATCGAGTTGCTGTTGAAGTGTAGCTATTTCATCCATGTGATCATCGCTATCACCTTCGAGGGTATCAATACGTTCGTGTAACTCTTCGATCTCACTTTCGAGAGTAGAGATACGTGACTTCCGTTCATCCACTTCTTTGTCTCTCTGGTCATCATTGAGGACTTTTACGACAATCACCTCTTCCAGGGCAGCGGGATAGAGGGACGGAGATTCGTTGATCTCACGATAGATGCGGGAAAGGCAGTTGACAAGCTGCGTGAAATGGGGGTCGAAGATGTGAGGAGCCTCTGGGGCAGCTTGGAAATAGGTTGCAAACTTTTGTTTCATACTCTCTTTTGCGAGAGTACCAAACAGGGAGAGACCGTCAGCGTATGTGCGCTGACGGTTTCCTAACCAGTTGTTTAATTGCTCTTGGCGGGTCATACTTTTTTATGGATTGTTATACTGTAGGATCTTCTCCATGGTCTCCACCCGGAACATATTCACCTTTGGCGAGTGCTTCCATGTCAATTGGAGTTTGTAAAAAGATGGCGGTGTAGTTGGAATCGGCAGTAGCGGTGTAAGTACTACCCCGACGATCAGCACGGGCTTTTCCTCCTTTGAAAGAAGGGGATGTGTTAGCGTACAGGCCCGGTTGACCGAGTAACATCTGCCGGCCATCGACATCTTCAAAGACATAGTATCCCGGAGTGTTTTTTACCAGAGCATTAAAGGCGTGCATACCGGGCGTATTTCCCGGGAAGAAGAAACTCAAAGTCGGTTTGTATGAGATACCATCGGTTTCACCTTGCGGCTCTGCATTGTAATCGACTTCTCCTTCGGTGCTGTACAGGTAAACAGGTTGAGTATAATTTCCACCGGCAGGAAAAGTAAACGAACCGGTAGCGGTGACTAATTCGTCATTACCTTTTGCCACCGATGGTAACGGAACTTCCGGAACGGTCTCGGGTGCATCAAACGGAATGAACAGGAGACGGCTTTTGTAACCACCCATATTGTTTTGTCCGGTTGGCCATTTCAGAGGTGCAAAGGCCGGACCGGTGGCTAATGTGAGCAATAGATTAGAACCATCGGTTGAAAAATGGGGTTGAATATCCGGGAGCGTTACAATGATGGCAACTGCTAACAGGCAGAAAGCGAATAAGATAAACTTTTTCATTGAAGATATGGTTTATTGAGTGAATAATGAGAGGACGGTGATTGGCCGCCCTCTGTGGTTTAGGTTATGTATAGGCACCGGTTGCGGTGGCTACTTCTCCGGCTACGACAGTAACTTGCTGGTTGGCCGGTTTGGTCTTACCGTCAACGGAATCGAACTCGATGGTGTAATTGCCAGGTGCGAGACCGAGGAAGAACTGACCGTTGTAACGAGTGGAAACTTTGCCCTGAATGCGACAGGTAGCTGCATCGGCACCGGTGATATTAATCTGTACGGCACCAGTATTGCAGTAGTCGCCAGCCAGATCGAGAGCTGTGTTCTTTTGTTCGTTGGTACGGAATACTTTTTCGTGCCAGTCATTGATACGGGTGTCGTATCCGGCTTGTAGCCAGAACTGCCATTCATTCGGGTCTTCGTAGATATCGCGTATCTGGCAGAATTTAGCAGCAGCCTGGGTATTGAAGGCAACATCGATATTACCCACTTTTTGCAAAGTGAGCCGTGAACCCATTCCAAGGGATTCGTGAGTAGAAACGATCAGAGACGGGCACATAGCATCTTCACGTAGAAGTTCGATCATACGTTGCATAGAAGGATATTCCTGCATACGCAACTTAATACGCAATGCAGCGCGAGCAGCTTTCAGGACGGTTTCGGAACATTGTAGTTGCGGAGTTCCTCCAACGCTACTACGCAGATAGCTGTTGGCACCTCCTATCCACTCAACGAGGTTCTCGTATGCGGCAGAATCGCTATCGGACGTGGGAGGCGTAAATTCTCCGGAGATGGCGAAGTTTCCACGAGCGGCATTGACCATATCTTTTGCAATGAGCATATCGATTTTTGTGAAGATTCCATCGAAAGCACCTACCGGTGATTTAGAATCTTCATCTCGTTCGGCATGGTAGAGCATGTAGACAATATCCTCAATGTGTGAGCGTACGAGCATGAACGCTACTTTTGTCTCAAGCGGATGTTTTTTGTTGGTATTGCTGACAGGAGTTCCTCCGACAATGAGTAGTTCGTTGTCATCGTACTTTTGTGAGTTCTCTTTGGTAATACATACAACGTCCTTCGGTTCGATAATGGAAGGTTCATAACCGAGGATTTTGTCGACTAATCCGAAATCTTTCCCGATCTTATAGGATTGAGTTCCACCGGCACGGCGACGTTCATTGATAAGAGAGTGCTTTCCCTGAAGATCACGTACGTTGAACTTGAGAATACCGGCCACCTCGGTAAGAGTTGCGTAAGGAAGTGTACGAAGGGCTTTATCATAGATGACAAGGGCTTCGTTGAGCTTGGAGACATCAATTAATTTAGTTTCTGACATGATAAATGTTTGAAGTTATAGTTTAGGTTACTGTTACAGGAGACCTTCAGCCTTCAGGCGTTCGGTCATACCCTGATAATTTCCTTCGTTCTTTTCACAGAAGGCAGCGAGTTCTTCCTTTTCGGATTCGGACGCAGGTTCGGTTTTGGGCGCAGGAGGATTTGCTCCAGGAGTGGGTGCGTTTTTCAGGTTCTGAACCTGTAGTTTGAGTTGACCGTTTTCTGTTTTCAACGTACTGATCTCCGTGTCCTTTGTGTCGTTATCGGTTTTCAGCCCTGTGACTTCAGATGTTGCGGTTTCAAGCTTCGTTTCTGCATCCTGATTGGCTTGTTTCAGGGTGTTGTTTTCGGCCTTCAAGCGTTCCAACTCGGTGTGTATTGCATCTAAATTCTCGGCTGACAGCTCAGTAGATTCAGCTTTGTCTTGTGCAACACCCAGAAAGGAAAGAAACGCAGACCATGAGGGTTTAAAATTCATTGTTTCGGGATTAAATGGTTTTAATTCTGGCACTACTTGTGAATCCATACCTGCTGCCAGTTTAACAGATGTGGAGCGATCGTAAAGGCGAACGGCATTGGCGTTGGCCGGGATGTCGACAATGGAGGCTTCCATTATTTCTGCTTTGGTTAGTTTTTCTGTTTCGATAGCTCTTCTTCCAAATCTTTCGTCACTTAACCAATAAGTAGGTGAGGCAATAATCAAAAATGTAGTATCT